ATGACCGACACTGCCACCCCTGAACTGTCCCTGCGCCAACGCCAGATCGAACTGGAACAGGACTGCATCACCCTCGGCGTAGCCCGGTATGAGGCTGCGCTGGAGAAGGCCACGGCCCGTGAAGAGGCCAGCGACACTCGCCCTGCCATTGCCCTGATCCGGCGCATGATCGACCCGACTGCCCTCCTGATCGAGGAATTCGTGGCCGCTGCGCTGACCGGCAAGGCGGGGCGTAAGCACGTCACCCTGCCGTACTTCTGCGCAGCCGTGGAGGCCGGCTGTGACGCAGAACAGATCGCCCTGCTGACCGCCCGTGCGGCCATCAACGGTGCGGCCCTGAGCAAGCCCTTGCAGCACGTCGCCCTGAACGTGGCAACGTCCGTGGAGGACCACATGGACCTCGTGCGGCTGGCGAAGCAGCAGCCGGGCCTGTTCCGTCGGGTGTCGGAGCAGCAGAAGAAGACGAACAACGCTCGCCACCGGACCAATGCGTTCCGGCACGCGGTAGCGAAGTACGCGCCCCGCGCTGGCACCTGGGGCGACAAAGACAAGGTGCAGTTCGGCATCAAGGCCCTGGAACTGCTGCGGGACGCCACGGACCTGATCCAGATTCGGACCATGACCGTCGGTTCCCACGACACGCCCCTTATGGTCCTGTTCAATGAGGAATGGGCCGCGTACCTGGAGAACGGTCACGAGCAGCTGGCGAACCTCTCCCCGCTGCACCTGCCGATGATCCACCCGCCGAAGGACTGGACCAATCCCTACTCGGGGGGCTACCTCACGACCCTCCTGAAGCCGCGCTTCGTGCGGACCTCCAGCCGCGACTACCTGTCCGAACTCGGGGGCCTGGACCTGTCCCGCGCCTACCGATCGGTCAACGCCGTGCAGTCAACCGCGTGGCAGATCAACGCTGAGGTCTACGCCGTCCTGAGGGAAATGAAGACGGCAGGCTACGTGTCCCCGGCGTACCCCACCATGTACGACGAACCCCTCCCCAAGGTCCCCGCAGGCATCCCTGAGGGCGTCAAGGTGAAGGACCTCCCGCTGGACCTCCAGGAGGATATGAAGGCGTGGAAGATCAAGGCGGCGAAGATTCACGGCGAGAACGCTGACCGCAAGGCGGCGCGCGTGGCCTATGCGCAGAAGACGTACATCGCCGAGCGCTTCCTGAACGAGCCGGTCATCTACTTCCCGCACAACCTGGACTTCCGGGGCCGGGTGTACCCGATGGCCTCGTTCCTGCACCCGCAGGGCGACGACGCGTCCAAGGGTCTCCTGAGGTTCGCTGAAGGCAAGCCCCTGGGCGCGCGTGGTGCGTACTGGCTGAAGGTCCACATCGCCAACCTGTTCGGCGTGGACAAGGTGCCGTTCGATGAACGCGTGGCCTGGACCGAGGCCCACTCGGCGCAGCTGGAAGACGCCGGGCGCAATCCCATCGACGGCGAACGCTTTTGGGAGACCGCCGACAAGGGCGACAACGCCGTGTGCGCGCTCGCAGCGTGCTTCGAGTGGGTCGGCTACCTGGAGCAGGGGGACGCCTTCGTGTCGCGCATCCCGATCCACATGGACGGCTCCTGTTCGGGCCTTCAGCACTTCTCCGCGCTCCTGAGGGACCCCGAAGGTGGTGCGCAGGTGAACCTCGTGCCCCAGGAACGACCCGGCGATATCTACACGGCAGTGTCGAAGAAGGCCCAAGCTTTGTCCGATGTATCGACAGACGGATACAGTTCCGTGTGGCGTGGCAAGTTCTGCCGGTCGGTCGCCAAGCAGCCGACGATGACCCTGTGCTACGCCGCGACGATGCTGGGCATGGCGAACATGATCGCCAAGGCGCTGAACGAACTGGACAAGCAGGAGGACGGTAGTTACCTGCCGCTGGAAGAGGGCCAGGACAACCACCGTGCCGCGCTGTTCGCCGCCAAGATGATTTGGGAGGCCCTGGCCGACGTGGTGAAGGCCGCGCGCAACGCGATGGACTGGCTCCAGAAGGTCGCCCGGCTGACCGCCAAGGCCAACCTGCCGCTCCGCTGGACTACCCCTATGGGACTGCCGGTGATGCAGGCGTACCGCAAGCAGGAGGGCCGTGTGGTCGCCATCTTCGTCGGCGGTAAGCAGATGAAGGTGACCCTGAACTTCGACACGTCCGATATCAACGGACGCGGGCAGGCCAGCGCCATCGCGCCCAACTACGTGCATAGCCTGGACGGGGCACACCTGATGCGTACCGCGATGCTCCTTCAGGAGCAGGGCATCAAGGCCCTGGCGGTGATCCATGACTCGTTCGGCACGCACGCGGCTGACACCGACGCACTGCACGAGGCTATCCGTGAGGCATTCATCCAGCAGTACACGCCGAACCGGCTGGCGGAGTTCCGCGAGGAAGTGATCGCGCAGCTTCAGCACGTAGCGCCGGAGCTACTGGAGGAACTACCGGAACTGCCCGCCACCTACGACCTGGATATCGAGGCCGTCAGGGGGTCGCTGTACCTGTTTGCCTGATGTATCGATGAACGGAAATGTATCGGCGATCAATTGTGTTCGACCGTAGCACCAAGAGACGCCCCGGCCACCCGTCGGGGCATCCCGAATCCTGGAGAGACCATGAAACCCCGCACTTTCTTCCATCCGTTCCATGCAGGCGAGTTCGCCCTGGGGCTGACCCAAGGCACCATCCAGCGCCTGCACAACGGCCTGTTCCGCTGCCCGCTGCCGCTGGCGTCCGAACTGATGCCGGAACTCGCGCCCCTCTTCGAGAACGCCCCGGTGTTCGCGCCGGAAGAGTGGGAGGTGGACGTGAAGGTCCACATGCTGATGAAGAATCAGTACCCGTGCATTCCGAACTGGCACTGCGACAACGTGCCGCGCGGTGCCGACGGGCAGGTGGACTACACCCTGATCGATGACAACGCCGTGCCGATGCTGCTGTGGGTGTCCGACGGTCCCGAGACCGAGTTCCTGGACACGAAGATGCAGCTGCCGGAAGAACCGCGCAGTCACCTCGAACTGGCCCAGGCCATCCGCGCATCCGGCGTGCCGACTGTCCGCATCCTGCCGCAGAACTGGTACTCGATGACGCAGCGCACGCCGCATCGCGGCACGCAGGCAGAGGCCGACGGCTGGCGCATCTTCGTCCGCCTGACCCACCGCAGCATCGCCCCCGACCGCCCGGTCCTGAGCTACCTGCGCCGCCATTCCCAGGTCTACCTCGACGCCACGCAGTTCTCGTGGTGAACCCCCGGAGCAACACATGGAACCCCGACAGGTCCGAGACCAACTCGGTATGCCTCGGATCGGCGATTGCCGGTCCCTGGCGATTCAGCAGGTGAACCACGTCCAGCAGGCACGTCCGGTTGACCAAATGGTCGCAACTGCGCTCGCCCTGGTGGCAATGAGCGAGGCGTGCGAACTGAACCCTCACGACGTGGTGGCCGTAGCGCGTAACGCGATGGCCGACGCCGAATCCCCCTTCACCCACCAACTTCAGGCTCTCCGCGACTACGCGAAGACCGAACTTCGCCGCGTCCGATAGGAGACACACATGGCACAGATCGAAACCCGTGGTCCGTTCAACCGCAAGCAGCGCCGCGTCCTCCTGTCGGCCCTGCGCCGCCGCAAGCCGGGCATCGTGCGTCCGCCGCTGTTCTCCTTCGAGCAGCAGCAGGTGGTCCTGATGGCGATGCTGGGAGTGCGCCCGTAATGCGTACCGGCGTCATCACCGAAGCCCTCTCCGAACTCGGCGAGAACGGCTACATCAACGACGAAACCCTGAGCCGCATGTCGGCCCAGGAGGTGGTGTTCGCAGTGGCCCAGGCCAGCGGCGAAAGCACCTTTGACGATCACTCCTACTGAGGCACCCATCATGCGTACCACTCTGTCCGAAGGCTCCCGCAAGGTCCTGGTCATCAACCCCGAGGCAATCTCGCGCAACGCCGAGCGCGGCGCAGGTAACTGCCAGCCGGTGGTCACCGTCGCCGAGGTCGATGCCGACGGCACCGTCCTGTCCCTGACGCGCGGCCTGACGGTCGAAATCAAGGGCACCGTGGACTTCGAGTATTCCCAGCACGCTTTCCTGTTCGTCATCGACCGCGTTCCGATGCGCGGTGCCTTTGTGACGACCGGCGAAGTGATCGTGGACGACGGCACCGACGCAGCCCCGGCTGTGACCGAGACCGCCCCGCGTACCCCCAACCGTCCGACTCGCAAGTCGGCCAACAAGACTGAAGAGGCAACCGCCTGATGGCAAGCAACAACAAGACCCCGGTGATGAACGCAATCCTGCCTCGCGCCGATGCGATCTACCCGAAGCTGAACACCCCGGACACCAAGTTCGACGCCGACGGCGTGTTCGAGACCAAGCTGGCCTTCGACCCGGAGAACGCCACCGACGGCGTGATCGGCAAGTCGAACGTCACCCTGGCTGAAATCCTGGAGCGCGCCCACAAGCTGCGCGACGACTTCGCTGAAGCCAAGCGCGAAGAACTGGCTGCTGGCGACGGCAAGCAGAAGAAGAAGGCGAAGGAACTGGAAGTCCGTGATATCGGCGAAGCCGAACTGGACGACAACGGCGACGAAACCGGCCGCATGATCCTGAAGGCCAAGATGAAGGCCAGCGGCACCTCGACGCGGGACGGCAAGCGCTGGGAGCGCAAGCCCAAGCTGTTCGACGCCAAGGGCAAGGACCTTGGCAAGAACCCGCCGAGCATCTACGGCGGTTCGGTCCTGAAGGTCGCCGTGCAGTTCGTCCCGTACTACACCCCGAAGGACAACGAAGTCGGCGTGAGCATCCGCATGGAAGCCGTGCAGGTGATCGAACTCGTGTCGGGCGGCGGTCGCAGCGCCAGCGCCTACGGCTTCGGTGCCGAGGACGGCTACACCGGCGAGGACATTGACGACACCGCAGGCGAAGTCGATGACACCGGCGCTGACTCGCAGCCGGACGGCGAAGAAGACTTCTAAGTCCACCTGATGAAACCGAAGGCCCCCGCAAGGGGGCTTTCGCGTTTCTGGAGACCCACATGCAGCTGATCCTTCCGGCGAAGGCAATGCCGACGCCGCGTCCGCGTGGACGCGCAATTCCGCGCCCCGGTGGCAAGGCCATCGTGTCCATGTACCACCCGAAGGAATACACCGAATACAAGGCCGCGCTCGCACGGATGATCCGTGAGCAGACCGCAGGTGATTCCATCATCGACACCCCGGTGTCCGTCCGCATCATCGTGCGTGTCGCCAAGCCGAAGACCACGAAGCTGGCCGCTCCTGGCCCGGACGTGGACAACTACGCCAAGGGCGTCCTCGATGCCATGACCGACGCCCAGGTATGGGCCGACGACAAGCTGGTCCACTCGTTCTACATCGAGAAGACCTGGGATGCCGAGGACTGCATCGAGATTGAGGTGACCGGCGCATGAGCGGTCCCGCATATCGAAAGCTGACACCAGACAAGGTGAAGTTCCTGGTCATCCACTGCGCCGCCACCCGTCCGTCGATGGACGTTGGCGTGGCCGAGATTCGCAAGTGGCACTTGCAGCGCGGCTTCCTGGACGTGGGCTACCACTACGTCATCCGACGCGACGGCACCGTCGAGAAGGGCCGCGCCGACGACGTTCCGGGCGCACACGTCGAAGGCTACAACGGCAAGTCCCTGGGCGTCTGCCTCGTGGGCGGTGTCTCGGAGCATGACGTGAAGGTCGCCGAGAACAACTTCACCGACGCGCAGTTCGCAACCCTGCGGGACCTCCTGCACCGACTGCACCTCGCGTACCCCGCCGCACAAATCGTAGGTCATCACGACCTGAACAAGGGCAAAGCCTGTCCGTCATTCGACGTGAAGGAGTGGCTGACCCACAACACCATCTGAGGAAACGAACGTGGAAGACACGACGAACGACAGCGAACTCGTTAGCAAGGGTCCGTGCGATGACTGTGGAAGCAGCGACGGTAACGCGCTCTACACCGACGGACATACCTACTGCTTCGTGTGTTCCACCCACAAGCGAGGGGAGGGTGCGGCACCCCAGGGCGACAACGGCGGCGGTAAGCGTCCCCGTGACCTTGCCACTGGCGAGGTGCGCGCCCTCCCTGCGCGTTCGATCACCGAAGAGACGTGCAAGAAGTGGAGCTACGTGGTGGGCCGTGTGGCTCACCCGAAGACGAAGAAGCTGGAACTGTGCCAGATCGCGCAGTACCGCGACGAGACGGGCCGCGTGATCGCGCAGAAGCTGCGCTGGGCCGACAAGACGTTCCAGACCGTGGGCGACTTCAAGCACGCTGGCCTGTACGGGCAGTGGCTGTGGAAGAACGGCGGTCGCCGCGTCGTCGTGGTCGAAGGTGAAATCGACGCGCTCTCCGTGTCGCAGCTTCAGGACCACAAGTGGCCCGTCGTGTCTCTCCCGAACGGCGCACCGGCTGCGAAGAAGACGCTGGCCCAGCACCTGGAATGGCTCCAGAAGTTCGATGAAGTGGTGCTGCTGTTCGACGCCGACGAAGTAGGGCAGAAGGCTGCGCAGGAATGCGCCCCGCTGTTCGCCCCAGGCCAGTGCAAGGTCGCCACCATCAACGGCTTCAAGGACGCCAACGAGGCCATCGTTGCCCGCGAGGGTAGCCGTGTCATCGACGCCATCTGGCAGGCGAAGGAATACCGCCCGGACGGCATCGTGGCTATCGAGGACGTGGCCGACAAGGCTGCGGAGGACGTGAGTATGTCCGACCTCCAGTGGGCATGGCCGACGCTCAATGCGCTGACCTACGGTCGCCGCCGAGGCGAGGTCTACGGCTTCGCAGGCGGCACCGGCATGGGCAAGACGACGGTGTTCAAGCAGGTGCAGGCATCGATCCTGGAGAAGGAACGCTGCCCCATCGGCCTCTTCCACCTGGAGGAACCGCCGCACCACACCGCGAAGACCATCGCAGGTGTCCTCGACGGCGTGCGCTACCACGTCCCCGGCGTGGAATACGACAAGGCAAAGCTGAAGGCCACCCTGGGCAACCTGAAGGGCCGCGTGTACCTGTTCGATCACTTCGGCGGGCTGACCTACGAGCGCGTCATCGAGCAGATGCGGTACATGCGCCATGCGTTCGGCGTGCGTGACTTCTTCCTCGACCACATCACTGCCCTGGCGGCGGTCATGGAGGGCGACGACGAGCGCAAGCAGATCGACCGGATGATGGCCGAGCTTGCCTCGCTGATGATGGAACTGGACGCAACGCTCTACTACATCTCGCACTGCGCTACGCCCGAGGGCAAGTCCCACGAAGAGGGTGGCCGCGTCCTGGAGAAGCACCTGCGCGGTTCCCGAAGCATCGTCTTCTGGAGCCACTTCATCTTCGCCGTCGAAGGCAACAAGCAGGAACCAGGTTCCCCGCGAATCCTGCGCGTCCTGAAGGATCGCTTCACGGGCGACTCCAACGGCCTGTGCCTGGGCCTGATGTACGACCAAGGAACCGGTCGGATGACCGAGTGTTCCCTGGAGGAACGCAAGGAATCCAACCCCGGCTTCCGCGACGAATCCCGAGACTTCTGAGAGAGACCATGCAAGCACACTTCCTCCCGCCGCCCGATGCAGTCGGCGACGTGAACTCCACTGCGCGCGGTTCCGGTGCGCGCTACAACGGCGGCAAGCCCGCGATGGACCTGATCCCGCTGCACATCGTGGCGGCTTCCTTCGCTGGCCTGTCGGACAACGACAAGGCGTGCGTGTACGAAGCGCTCTACAACCTGGGGCGCTTCCAGATCACGAGCCACCAGGACTACCTGGATATGGCAATCCGCAGCCTGCGCAAGTTCTGGCCGGACGCAGCCAAAGTGTTCGACTACGGACGCCGCAAGTACGCCGAGTGGAATTGGGCGAAGGGCATGGACTGGAACATTCCGGTCGCCTGCGCTGCCCGCCACGCGCTGAAGGTCCTGGCCGAGGACGAACTGCTGGACGAAGAGTCCGGCGAAAGCCACATCGGTCACATGCTGTGCAACCTCGTGATGCTGAAGACGTTCGCCAAAAGCTGGCCGAGCGGCAACAACCTGCCCGATCCGAACCTCTTCATCCCGCCCGGCCCGGAACTGTAACTGGAGACCATCGTGACTCAGACCGTAACCCGCTACGTGAAGCAACTGTTCTACCCGCTGCCGGAAGTGGTGCAGCGCCTGGGCATCATGGCCGGTGGTGCCATCCGTTCGTTCTACGACAAGACGAAGCTGGCCGACGTTGACCTGTGCTTCCGCAGCAGCGCCGAGTTCGACACCGCGTTCGTCGCCATGTGCGAACACCCGGACTTCGTGTTCACCGAGTGGAAAGGCCGCTCCGCCGTGTTCAAGCACGAGACCGGCGTGGAATACAACCTGATCGGCTTCATGCACGGTGACCCCGTGGACACCATCGCGCGCTTCGACTTCCGCTGCTGCCGCATGGCGGCGTGGTTCGATGCCGACGGTGGCCTGCGCACCGTGTTCGGTCACGGCGCTGTGGGCGATGCCTGCACGAAGACCCTGGTGCTTATGGTCAACAACGGCACCGCGCGCACCGTCAAGCGGATCAACCACTACCTGGAGGACTACGGCTACACGCTCGACGTGACGCTGGAGGACCACCTGGAGCCGGAAGAGGCTGACGGGCTGGCCGAAGTGCAGGACGACCTTGCTGAGGCAGGGGGTCCGTACCTCGTTCGCGCCCTCGTTCCGTCAACTGTATCCGCTTATCGATATATCTCCCGTTTGCCTCGCGTTTCCGGGGGCTACTGAACCAAGGAACCCCATGCTGATCTATGACGCGGAGACCGACGGCCTCCTGGAAGAGGTCACGAAGGTCCACTGCCTGAACATCCTGGACCGGAACACGAAGCGCGTGTACCGGTTCACGGACCACTCGCACTACCACTGCGGCACCCCGACGCCGCGTGACGGCACCATCGCCGACGGCCTGAAGATGCTTTCCGAGGCCCCGGCGATTGGCGGGCAGAACATCGTCGGCTACGACGATCCGGTGTTCTTCAAGCTGTACGGTTGGAAGCCCACACCGGGGACCGTGCAGCGCGACACCCTGGTCGAATCCCGCGTCATCTGGACAAACATGGCCGACGTGGACTTCGGCCTGCTGCGCGCTGGCAAGCTGCCGGAAGAGTTCCAGAAGAAGGGCCTGATCGGCACGCACAAGCTTGCAGCCTGGGGTTACCGCCTCGGCATCCACAAGGGCGACTTCGACCCGAAGGACTTCGGGTTCACCTGGGCCAACGTTCCGTTCCTGAAGGAAATGGACGACTACTGCGCCCAGGACGTGACGGTCACCGATGCGTGGTTCGACAAGATCGACGCGAAAGACTACTCCCTGGAATGCCTTCAGCTGGAGCAGGCGGTCGCACGCATCATCCGCCAGCAGTCCACTAACGGTTTCGAGTTCGACGTGGCCGGGGCTACCGCGCTCCACGCCACCCTCCTGAAGGAGAAGGTGCAGCTGGAGGAAGCCCTGCGCGACGTGTTCCCACCGTGGCGGGTGCTGGAGAAGCGCGCCATCGCCAAGGCGAACAACAAGAAGCTGGGTCGCGTGAAAGGCGAGTGGTACGAAGTCTGGAAGACCGTGGTGTTCAACCCCGGCTCCCGTGACCACATCGCCAATCGCCTGAAGGCCATCTACGGCTGGCAACCCACCGAGTTCACCGACAAGGGGAAGCCCAAGGTCGATGAAACGGTCCTGGGCGCATTGCCGTGGGACGAAGCGAAGCGCCTGACGGAATACCTGACCGTCGTGAAGCGCCTCGGCCAGCTGGCGGACGGCAAGGAAGCGTGGCTGAAGGCCGTGAGGAACGGTCGCATCCACGGTAGCGTCAACTCCAACGGTGCCGTCACGGGCCGCATGACGCACAGCCGCCCGAACGTTGCGCAGGCCGATAAGTGGAAGCCGATGCGCGCCTTGTGGATCGCTGCGGCTGGCCTCGTGCTGGTCGGCTGCGATGCCGAGGGCCTGGAGCTTCGCGCCCTGGCGCACTACATGGCGCGGTGGGACGGTGGTGCCTACGGCGATGCCGTGGTCAACGGCAAGAAGGAAGACGGCACCGACGTTCACACCGTCAATCAGCACGCCGTCGGCCTCAACAAGCGTGACGCCGCGAAGACCTTCATCTACGCACTGATCTACGGAGCCGGTGACCACAAGCTGGGTTCGGTGATCTACGACGATATGACCGACGCGCAGAAGACGCGCTTCGATGAATCGCCGGGTGCCGTGAAGGATCGTGACCGCGCCCTGGCAACGCTGGGCCGCAAGCGCCGCGCTCGACTGATGGAACGCCTACCTGCATTGGCCGAACTGACCAAGGCGGTCAAGGCGGCTGCATCCAAGCGCGGCCACCTGAAGGGCATCGACGGTCGCCTCCTGCACGTCCGAGGCCAGCACTCCGCACTCAACACGCTGCTTCAGTCCGCAGGTGCCGTCGCCATGAAGAAGGCGCTGGTGATCCTGGACGAGCAGCTTTCTGTTCACCCCAACCCGCTCCTGCGCGCCATGAAGTTCGTGGCGAACGTGCATGACGAGTTCCAAATGGAAGTACACCCCGATGCAGCAGAAGAACTCGGGCGACTGGCCGCTGACGCTATCCGCCTTGCCGGAGAGCATTTCAATTTCCGATGCCCTCTTGCAGGTGCCTTCGACATTGGAAGCAACTGGTCCGCAACCCACTGACCCGCTGACCCCGACGGAGCTTGCGTACCTCGCAGGCTTCTTCGACGGCGAGGGTTCCATCGGCACTGCCGGTGGCTCCCTGTGCGTCCGCATCACCAACACCTACAAGCCCACGCTGGAGCGGTATCAGGCCGCGTTCGGCGGCTCCATCGACGTACACAACACAGGCGACGAGAAGACTCGCCTGTCGTGGGTGTGGCGCACGTATGGCGCGAAGGCGCAGGCAGTGCTGGAAGCAATCGAACCGTTCCTCGTGGAGAAGGGGCCTCAGGCATACCTGGGCATCCACTTCCGTGAACTCCCCAAGGGCAACGCCCGCAAGCGCGTGCAGGAAGCCCTCGGCCTCCTGAAGCGCACTACCCATCATCGGTGAACCATGAACATCAAGAACGCAATCCGTGACCTGAAGTCCGACCTGCCGCGCCTGAAGGCTCACCTGAAGGAATCGAAGGTCGGCTACGCGGAACTGAAGGCAGAACTCTTCAGCGACGTGGAAGACCTGGAGACCAAGCTGTACGTCGCCAAGATTCAGGCGCAGGACGCCCTGAAGGAAGAGAAGGCGTGGGCCAACGGCATCACCCGGACCTACCTGAAGACGCACGCCAAGGCGCTGCTGAAGGGCCTGGGCGCTGACCTGAAGCTGGCCGCGCAGTACGCATGGGCAGTTCCGTTCGGCCTGACCCTGTGGGCGCTGCTGATCCTGGCAGGCGTCGTGGTCACCGTCGGCACCTTCAGCCTGCGCAATGGCCGCGAGACCGTGGAGCGTCTGATCGATGCTCTCTGAACTTGCCGCCACGCTGGCGAAGGTGGGCGAAGTCCCGCGCGAAGTGTGGTCGGTGCTGGCAGGCGTTGCGGCTGGCTTCGGCCTGACGCAGCGTATCCGCTCGCTGATCCCTGACTCGCTGGATGACAAGTCCCACGAAGTCCTGTCGCAGGCCCTGGTGTTCCTGGTGGCCTACGGCGTGACGTTCTTCAGCTGGGGCGACAAGGGCGCTGACGCCAACGTCGTGGCACTGACCACGGCCCTGGCAACCCCGGCGCTGTGGAACGTCTTCCTGGCCGTCCTCGGCTGGTGGAAGCCAGCGCTCCGTGACGCGCTGATCGCTCGACCGGGGAAGTGATGGAAGCCTACCTCCAGACCGCCAAGGGGCTTGTCCTCCTGGCGTTCCTGGGGGTGTGCGGCTACTTCGTGTGGAACTACAACCACATGAGCGAGCAGGTGGATCAAATCGATCCCCTGCGCGTCCAGGTCGCAGCCCTCGAACGCCAGCAGCAAGCACTGTCCGCCGAGTTCGTCACCCGGCAACAACTCGACACGGCCATCCGCTCCGCGCGGACCTCGACCGTGACTCGCATCGAAACCGTGAAGGCCAATGACCCGACTACTCGCGCTTATCTTGACGAGCGTATTCCTGACGGCCTGCGCAACGCGCACCTCGGCCACACGACCGGACCCGACACCGTTCCTGCAACCGACAGTCATTGAGGGCAAGCACGCCTCGCTTGACGCCGTGATGCAGGACCCCACGTCCGCCACCTACGACCTGTACCTGTTCGCTGGCTACGCCGAGGACGCCGTGAAGCGTGCCAACGCCGACAAGGCCAGCGCCGCCGCCGTCCTGAAGGAACCCTGATGCGCCTGAAGCTTCCCCCGCTGGAGAACTCCGAGTGGTCCGTCGATGCCGACGAGAACACCTTGTCGCTCCGCCTGACCACGAAGTGCAACGGCGAGTACCTGCACGCCGAGCATCGCATCGACCGGTATGCCCTGGGTCACGTCTGCCCGGAAGTGGCGCAGAACGTCGTGGAATGCCTCGTTCGTCGTCAGGAGCGCGCCATCGGCGCTGCCTTCCTGGGCCGTCCCATCAACTGATCCTGGAGAGAAACATGAAGAAGTTCCTGATCGCCGCAGCGTTGCTGCTGGCGTCCTTCACCGCGTCCGCTGGCTACAGCAGCAGTTCGTTCCGCAGTTCCTCGTTCCGTTCGTCCAGCAGTTCGTTCCGTAGCAGCAGCTTCCGTTCGTCCAGCAGTTCGTTCCGCAGCAGCAGCTTCCGTGCGCCGAGCCGTTCGTACACCGCGCCGGTCCGCCCGACGAGCAGCTTCCGCAGCCCGGCCCGTGCAACCTACAGCGCCCCGCGCTCGACCGTGCGCAACACCACCGTCGTGAACAACCACACCACCGTGGTCCATGCCTATCCGAGCTACGGGTTCTACCACCCGATGACGGTGTTCCCGGTGTACGTGCATCACCCCTACGCCTACAACGCGTTCAACGCGATCCTGGCCTGGGAAATGCTGAGTGCCGTGGAGCGCGCTCACACCCCGATGCCGCCGCAGGCTGACCTGATGGACCTGACCGAAGGTGAACTGTCGCGCGCCATTTGGGCCGACGGCAAGATGACCTTGGCCGAGGTCCGCGCCTACAACCGCTGGAAGTCGATCCACGGGGGTGGCCTGTGATGCGCATCCTGGGCCTCGCCTTGGGCGGCATCGTGTGGGCCACGCTGTACGCCGCCTGCACGTTCCTGCCGCTGGTCCTGACCGTCTACGTGGTGGTCACCGTCCTTCGTTGGATGGGCGTCCTTCAGTGACGCGCAAGGACCGCATCTACGCCTCAGTGTTCGCGGCGGGCTTCGCCGCGTTCCTGGCCCTGATTTTCATCCCTGACTGGAAGCCGACGCCGCCGTGGTTCGGCGACTACGGCGCGTGCCTCGCGTCCCACGAAGAGGATTCCGTCATCACCTCGGTCAACTCCGATGGATCGCTTTCCGTGATTCCCACGAGCGACACCGTGTGCGATGCCCACGAATACCCGAACGGCGACGGCCCGGACTACCAGGAGCGCTACAAGCGCTACGAAGTCCGCCTCGCTGAATGGCTTAAACGACACCCGGAAGAACGATGATCCTGACCGTACCCGATGCACTGATTGCCTCCCTGCAGAACGATGCACGCCGCGAGACGATGGCCGACGCCATCGAAGCGGGCGAGGACATTACCGCCTACGACTGCTGCGGCGGCAACGTCGATGACGCCTGGGAACGCGGCGAACTGGACGGCGATGCACACCAAGCCCGCGCCGTCCTGACTGCCCTGGGCCTGTCATGGTGACCCCGACGACGCTGCTGATCGACGCGGATATCTTCGCGTTCGCAGCTTCCTCCGCCAACGAGGGCGTCTACTTCTTCAACGGGGTCGAGAATGACCCCGTTGTTGATGCGAATCTTGACGACGCACTGAAGACCGTTAAGCGCCAGATCGAAGAAGTTTCCAATGCCCTGAAGGCAACACGCGTCATCGTGTGTTTGACCGATTCGGAGAACTTCCGCTACGGCGTCTACCCGGACTACAAGGGCAACCGCAAGTCCGTCCGCAAGCCCTCCACGTTGAACGCCGTCAAGGGCTACCTCGCGGAGAACTACGAGACCTACAAGCGCCCCGGCCTGGAAGCCGACGACTGCATGGGCATCCTGTCCACGCACAAGACGCTGATCCCTGGTCGCAAGATCATCGTGTCCGCCGACAAGGATATGAAGACGATCCCCGGCCTCCTGCACAACCCGAACAAGCACAAGCCGGGGCAGGTGGTGGAGGTGTCCCGCTGGGATGCTGATCGCTACTTCATGGAGCAGACGCTGACCGGCGACTCCACCGACGGCTACCCCGGCTGCAAGGGCGTCGGCCCGAAGTCTCCCTTCGTGACTGGCCTGGATGGCTGCAAGGACCTGAAGGAAATGTGGGCGCTCGTGAAGAAGGGCTTCGAGTCGAAGGGGCTGGCCGTCGAAGACGCCATCGTCCAGGCCCGTTGTGCCCGCATCCTGCGCGCCGATGATTGGGACTTCCAGGGCCGCAAGGTCCGCCTGTGGAACCCGCCGAGCTAATAGTGTTCGACTATAGGCGGAAAGATATCCCTAAGGAGACACCTAAGGTGTCCACCTAAGGTATCCCGCCTATCGCCCCCGGCATGTGCAGAGGGGCGACTACCACCCGACGATAGGCCCTTTATCAGGGGGCCGACAATAGGGTGACCATCTTCATTGGCGACTAGCTCAATTGGTAGAGCAGCGGGCCGTTAACCCGCAGGTTCCAGGTTCAAGCCCTGGGTTGCCAGCCACTGTCGCGGAATAGCCAAGTAGGTAAGGCACCGGCTTCATACGCCGCATATCGCAGGTTCGATTCCTGCTTCCGCAACCATCCTCCATCCCCTGTTCAACACCGACTCTCTCCCGGTGCTTGGACAGGGGATTTTTTTCGAGACGCGCCCATGCCCACGCATAACGAGCGCTGGGCAGAGGCGGTCGCACTCGATGCTTCCGAACTGGTCCAGCTGCTGACCGAGACCCGCGACACCACCCCCAAGCACACTGACTCCGACCGCGAGGTGTGGATGAAGCTGGGCGAGAAGCGGCTGCTGGACCACCTACGGCACCTTGCCGAGAACGCGAGGACCCGCTGATGTGTTCGATCACGAAGCACACCATTTCCAAGATCACCCATCCTGGCCTGAGCCACGTCCTCGGCGACAAGGTGGTCGATAAGCTGGCCGATCCCGGCAACCTGTTCCCTGATGACCCCGCAGCTGCGGAGGAGCCTGAGGACAAGCCGGTCCAGTACCTGAGCAACTTCTGGCTCGACGGCACTGGCACCTCCCGAGGTCAGATCGGTCGCAACAACCTGCGCATGGACCTCAAGGGCCAGTCGCAACGAATCCCCGTGGTGGCGTCGCAGTACGACACCTCGCAGGAACCCTCCAATCTCCCGCCTTCGCAGAACCTCCCGTCGGCCAACCCGCCGAGCGTGGGTGGTAGCACGAGGCCGGGCAACGTCTGGCAGACGGTACTCTACTGATGGCAACCAAGACTCCCTCGGAGACACCTCAGGTCTCCGCGCGGAGCCTGTGGAATGACAACTCCAACGCGCACTCGGCACCGCTTCAGCGTGGCCGTGACGCTTCAGCCCTGACCATTCCGTCGCTCCTGCCTCCCGAAGGCAGCAACGACAGTTCCTCGCTGACGCAGCCGTACCAATCCCTCGGCGCGCGTGGTGTAAACAACCTCGCGTCCAAGATGCTGATGGCGTTGTTCCCGCCCGGCTCCGCCCCGTTCCGCTACACGTTGTCGAAGGTCGCCCAGCAGGGCGCAGGCAACGAAGACACCAGCGAAGTGGAAGCTGCACTCGCGCAGCGCGAAAGCGACATTATGGATCAAGTGGAGGCATCGCCCCAGCGGCCCGTCCTCTACGAATACTTCCTGCACCTGATCGTCGGCGGCAACGCCGCGCTGTTCTACCCGGACATGCAGTCGATGCGGATGTATACCCTGGATCAGTTCCGGTCCCGCCGCACCCCGTCGGGCCAGATGCTCGACCTTGCCATCCTGGAGAAGGTGACTCCCGCCGCCCTAGACCTGGACGTGTGCGCCGCTTGCGGCGTTGACCCCGAGGCCCGCGACGATGCGGAACTGTTCACTGGCGTCCAGTGGCGCAACGGCACCGTGACGTGGTGGCAGGAAATCAACGATATCCGTGTGCCTGGTTCCGAGGGTTCCGCCCCTGTGGCGAAGTCCCCGTGGATCGTCGGTCGCTGGAAAGCGGTCCCCGGTTCCCACTATGGCCGAGGCCATGTGGAAGAACTGATGGGTGACCTCATTTCCTACGACGGCATCTGTCAGGCCATCGTGCAGTTCGCCGCAGCCGCAGCGAAGATCGTCTTCCTGAAGCACCCGTCGTCCTCCACCCGCATGGAGGATATCGCCAACGCTGAGTCCGGCGACTGTGTGACCGGCTCCCGAGCCGATATCGACATTCTCCAGCTGGACAAGTACGCGGACTTCCAGGTTGCCCAGCGCACCGCCGAAGACCTCGCCCAGCGCCTGTCCCAGGCATTCCTCCTGCAATCCGGCACGACCCGCGATGCGGAGCGCGTGACCGCCGAGGAAATCCGGGCCACCGCGCAGGAACTCGAAGACGTTGTGGGCGGCATCTACACGGTGCAGTCGCAGGACCTTCAGTTCCCTTGGGTGAACCGCACGATTGCCATCCTGGAGAAGGCCCGGCTGATCCCGGTTCTCCCGAAGGGTTCCGTGATGCCCGTCATCGTGACCGGCTTCCAGGCCCTGGGCCGCAACCACCAGCTGAACCAGCTGCGCGGCTTCATGCAGGACCTCTTCGCCCTGGTGACACCTCAGGTCGCCGTCGGTCTCGTCCAGGCACCCGTCCTCGCCCAGCGCCTAGCAACCGGCTGGGGCGTGACGAACGCCAACGAAATCGTGAAGACCCCGGCGCAGGTCCAGCAGGAGCAGCAGCAGGTCACGCAGCAGCAGATGGCTTCCAACATGCTCGACAAGGCCACCGGCCCGCTCGCTACGGCGATGGCTAAGGGCGATATCGATCCCTCGCAGCTTACCCAAATGGCAGCTGCACAGCAGAGTTCGCAATGACCACTGAAGCAACCAACGAAGGGGGCGCACCGCAGCGCCCCGAAAACATCCCGGAGAAGTTCTGGAATGCCGAGACCGGCGCGGTGAATACCGAAGCCCTCCTGGCCTCCTACACCGAACTGGAGACCGCCCAGGCTACCCGTGCGAACGAAGCCGCAGCCGCCGCTGAAGCCGCCCGTGTGGCCGCTGCTGCGGAAGCCGCCGCCCAGCCGCAGGTGCAGCCCCCGGTGCGCGACGAAGCCGCCTACGCAGCTGCTGTGGCCCGTGCCACGGAAGAACTGGCGCAGGCCGACGTTATCTCGGAAGAGACCTACGCCGCCCTGACGGCAACCGGCGGTGTCACCCGCGCCCAGGTCGATACCTACGTCCAGGGCCAGCGTGATGCCAACGAACTGCGCACCTTGCAGATCGTCGGTGCAGCCGGTGGCGAGGACACCTACAAGGCAATGGTCGCCTGGGCCGTCGCTGGCAACTACACCGCTGAAGAAGCTGAGTCTTTCAACTCGGTCATCTTCGGCAAAGACAAGGCCGCAGCCCTCGCTGCTGTCACCACCCTGAAGAACAGGTACGACACCGATATGGGCATCGACGCTCGCATGGTTGCCGGTGAATCCAACAACAAGCTGACCGGTGGCTACACCACCAAGAGCGAGTGGTTGGCCGATCTGCGCAAGCCGGAATACAAGAAGGATGAAGGCTTCCGCGCCGAAGTGGCACGCAAGCTGGCAATCGCCGTGAAGAATCGCGTCCCGCTGGGCGTGAGCGTCAACCGTCGCGGCTGATGGACCGGATACCCAAGAGTTTCAACCTGGGACCGTACAAGATCACCGTGAAGGTTCTTCCCGAAGGCAAGCTCAATGAACGCGCAGGACAGTCAGTCTACGGACTGTGGGTTCCTGGCGAACTGACGATCTACCTTCGGGAACCATCCGCCACGATGCTTCCTGAAGTCCACCTGGGCACCTTCTGGCACGAATACTTCCACGCACTGTATTGGTGCCTGGGACGGCTGGACGAGTGCGAAGACGAAATCCTCGTTGACCAATGTGGCGCGCTGACGATGCAGGCCGTGCAGTCCGCGAAGTATTGAACCCTGGCCCGCTACGGCGGAGAACCTGAGGCTTCTATTTCAGACGACTTCAAGCAACGCACGCAGTAACCCGCACATACCCTAACACATCGATAAAGAGAAACACAATGTCTGACGCAAGCATTTCCTTTGGCGCACAGGTCGGTTCGGATACCGAAGCCCTCCGCCTGACTCAGTACGCAGGCGAAGTCCTGGAGGCGTTCGAGTCGAACGTCATCATGAACGGCCTGATCCGCAACCGTTCGATCACTGGCGGTCGCACCGCGCAGTTCCCGGCGTTCTTCAAGGCGTTCGCTGAACTGCACACTCCGGGTGCTGAACTGACCGGCAAGGACGTTCTGAAGAACGAGGTGACCATCGAGGCCGACGGCCTGCTGATCCACGATATCTACGTGGACCGCATCGATGAAATGATGACCCACTACGATCTGCGCGGCCCGTATGCCAAGGCGCAGGGCAACGGCCTCGCCCGCGTCTACGACGTGATGGCGCAGATGCTGGTCTATCAGGCTTCGCAGGGTGCCGAACTGTTCCCCGGCGACGGCGGCGGCATCACCCTGACCGAATCCTCGACGCAGGACTTCATGACCTCCGGCCTGGACCTGATCGACGCGCTGAACGCCGCGAAGCTGGGCCTGGAAGAGCAGGACGTGGATACCTCGGTTCTGCGCTCGGTGTTCCTGCCGCTCCAGTGGTCGCTGATCGCCAACTCGGACAAGAACATCAACCGCGACTACGGCGGCGCTGGTTCGACCGCTTCGACCGTCCTGCACACCATTTCGGATATCCAGGTCCTGAAGTCGAACAACTTCATGTTCGGTCGCAACGTCACCGCGTACAACGCCGACACCAACCCGACCGGCCTCGTGGGCAACCCGACCGACGTTCGCCGCCTGCCGGCCAACATCGCCTCGAAGTACCAGGGTGACCTGTCGAAGATTCGCGGCCTCGTGTTCACCGAGGATGCGGCTGCGATGCTGCACGTCCTGGACCTGAACACCGAGCAGACCTGGGACCCGCGCCGTCGCGCAACCCTGCTGGTTGCCGAAATGGCAGCCGGTGGCGGTGCCCTGCGCAACAAGTGCGCCGTCGCCCTGAAGGGCAAGTAAGCCACCTGACCCTCACTCCTTCACCGGGGTGGGGGTCATTTTTCTTGGGAGACACCTATGGCAATCCTGCCGCTGAACTACGTTCCCCTGACCGAACTGGACTCGGTGAACAACCTGCTGCTGTCCATCGGTCAGTCCCCGGTCAACACCCTGAGCGTCCCTGGCGTGAAGGACGTGAGCATCGCGCAGCTGATCCTGCACGACACCTCACGCGAGGTCCAGTCGAAGGGCTGGAGCTACAACGTCGATTCCGCATACCCGATGCCTCGGGACGTGGACGGCACCATTCCGATTCCCGCGAACGTTCTCCAGATCGTCCCCGATGACGACACCTACGTGGAACGGGCGCGCAAGCTTTACGACACCGGCAACCGCAGCTTCACCGTCGGTGCCGACGCCAAGGTCACCGCAGAGGTGACGTGGTTCCTGGCCTTCGAGGACCTACCGCAGATCGCGCGCAAGTATATCGAGCGCCGCGCCGGTCGCCTCTTCCAGGCGCAGATCATCGGCTCGCAGATTCTCCATCAATACAACCTCCAGATGGAAAGCGAGGCCGCAGCGGAACACGACCGCTACCAACTCCGCAGCCGCAAGGTGAACTTCTTCAGTTCCCCGGCACAGATCAACCGTATCTACAACCGGTCCTGACATGCTCATTTCCAAGCCGATCCCCGCGCTCTACGGCGGCGTGTCCCAGCAGCCCGACACCCTGCGGAGCGACATTCAACTCCGCGAAATGGTGAACTGCTGGCCCACGATTGTGGACGGCATTGGCAAGCGCGCACCCCGCCAGCACGTCGCCAAAATCTCCGATGCCATCCTGGCCGACGCCGCAGTCCACGTCATCAACCGTGACGTGACCGAACGTTACACCGTGGTCATCACCGACGGCGATATCCTGGTCTACGGCATGGACGGGGTGCAGCATCCCGTCAACTGGCCCTACGGCAAGGACTACATCAAGGTCCCCTCAGGTTCCACCGCACGGGAGACCTTCGCCGCCACCACCGTTGCCGACTACACGTTCATCGTGAATAAGTCCGTGACGGTGAAGCAGGGCGTTAAGGACTCCGACCGCACCACGAACACCTATGACTACTACTCGCCGAACCGGCCTCCGGGCCAAACCGGCGCGGTGTACGGCACGTATGCCCCGAACCCGCCGAAGGGCACGTACTACGGCGTAGTGCAGACGTTCCAGGATTTGCCCTCAGGTTCCGCCGAGGGTGCCACCTACAAGATTCAGTCCACCGCCGATAGCGACTTCGTGGGCTACTACGTTCGCCGCACGCAAGGCACCTGGGCCGAGGTGACGGACAACGACTCGAACAACACCATTGACGAGAAGACGATGCCCTGGGCACTCGTGCGTCAACCCGATGGCGTCTTCGAGGTCGCGCCGTTCTCCTGGGGTCCGCGCCGCGCAGGCGATGCCGCAACCAATCCAGGCCCCTCGTTCCTGGGCCGCACGATCAACGACGTGCTGTTTGTAGAGAACCGCCTGGGCTTCCTCTGTGACGAGAACATCGTCCTGAGCCGGGCAGGGGACTTCGGCATGTTCTGGCGGATGACCGTCACGCAGCAGCTTGACGACGACTTCATCGATATCCAGGCGTCGGAGACGAAGGTAACGAAGATGCTCCACGCCCTGCCGATGCTCGGCTCGATCCTGCTGTTCTCGGATCAAGTCCAGTTCCGCATGGAGAAGGGCAACAACGGCGCATTCACTCCCACCGACTGTTCCCTCACGCCGGTCACCGCGTATCCCGCAGCGAAGACTGTGGCCCCGGAAAGTGCCGGTGCCGATATCTACTTCCCGTCGGAAGAGGGCGGCTGGGCGAAGGTGCTTCAGTATTACGTCCGCCAGGACGGCACGAACTCCACCGACGCCGACGACGTGACCGCTCACGTTCCCCGCTTCATCCCTGCGGGTGTCCGGGGCATCACCGTAAGCGCTGACCTGGAGGCCGTGTTCGTCATCACCGACGGCGCACCGAACCGGGTGTACCACTACAAGTATTTCTACGACGGCGACAAGCTCGCGCAGTCGGCATGGGGCTATTGGGACTTCCCGTCCTCGGATCACGTCCTGGCTATCAAGGCACTGAACGGTGTCCTGTGGTTGGTGACCGCACGCGCTGACGGCACGTACCTGGAGAAGGTTGACCTGTCGTCCACCGCAGTCGCCTCGGGCATGGCCTACGACGTGTTCCTGGATCGCCGCATGGCACTCCAGGGCGGCTACAACGCCGTCAACGACGTGACCATCTTCGACTTCCCGTTCGCAGTGCCCGCCAACGAGCGCAGCCTGTGGCAGGTGGTGCGGGGACCGAACGCGTCCTCCGGCTCCGGTGGTCTCGTGGACCCGTCCACCTACGGGTGGATCGATCAATACACGATGACCGTCCCCGGCAACGTGGCCTCCGGCGTCTCCTTCGTCGGCGTGCAGTACGAGTCGAAGTGGACCTTCAGCCGGTGGTATCAGAAGAACTCGCAGGGCAACCCGGACCTCTCCGGTCGCCTCCAGATTCGCACCGTCACCCTGTCGTATACCCGCAGTGGCTACTTCGCCACCGAGGTTGCGCCTTACGGGGTGTCGCCGGACGTGCAGGCCGTCGTGCCCGCGCTGCTGGACGAGTTCACCGGGCTGACCCTGGGCAACGCTGAATTGCTCGTGGGCGCACCGACGTTCACCGATGGCGAGTATTCGTTCCAGGTCTACGGTGATGCGCAGGATGCCGTCATTTCCATCATCAACGACAGTCACCTCGGTTCCTGGTTCACCAGCGCCGAAGTCGAACTGTTCTGGCAGAAGCGAGCGCAGTTCCGATGACACACACCACCGTCGCCACCTACGGCGATATCGCCCACGTCGCACTGAACGCGCGTGGGGCCGACGTACAGGAGGTGGACCGGGCAACCGGTCTATCCGTCCTGGCGGCTATGCGGTACTCCGCAGAAGTCTCCGACGAAGTGAACGTCATTCGTGACGACGACGGTGTGCCGTTCTGCATATACGGGTGCGCCACGAATCCCGAGGACGCCTCCCAAGGTGTCCCCTGGATGATCGCCACGGATCGCCTGAAGAGGAACCGCAAGTTCTTCCATTGGGTCGCCGTGAACTGGCACCACCACCTCCTGTCCCGATACGAACGGCTGGCGAACTATGCCGATGCCGACAACACCCAAAGCCTGCGCTGGCTCGCCAGCCTGGGCTACACCATCGATCCCCCGGTCATCAACGAGCGGGGCTTCCCGATTCGGAGATTCCACCAATGTGCGTCGTAGTCGCGCCCGTCGTTGCATGGGCGATTGCTGGCGTCACCGCTGCTGCATCCATCGCATCGAGCGTGGAGCAGAACAAGAAGGCGAAGAAGCAGCAGGAACTCCTGAAGCAGCAGGCCGAGGAACGCGCGGAGCAGATCGCAGATCAAGCTTCGCAGGAACTCAATGCTCGCGCCAAGGAAATCCGAAAGGCCCGCGCAAGTGCCCGAGCGTCCGCTTCCGGTGCAGGCATCAACCTCGCATCCGGTTCGTTCCTGGCACAGCTTCAGTCCTTCGACCAGCAGCTTGACGAGGCCCAGGGCCTCCAGCAGAAGAACCTCAACAACGCGATCAACGCGAACGATACGTCCCTGGACGTGGCCCTCTCCAACGTGACCAAGCAGTCCGGCCTGGAGATTGCCGCAGGTGCCGTGTCCGCAGGCGCAAGCGCGTACAGCGCCGTCGGCGGTTCGTTCGCACAGCGTCCACCCACCTCAACCTAAGGAACCGCTATGGCTCGTGAGACCGTCATCGCCTCTCGCCAGCGTCAGCAGCAGAACGCAGCGCCGGTCTCGCAGCCGCAGCTTTCCGTTACTGCGCAGATCGTCGCACCCCGCGACAACTCGCAGGCATCCTGGAATGCCCTGAAGTCCATCCTCTCGACCGGTGCCAACGTCGTCGGTCAGATGCGCCGCGAAGAGAAGCAGAACGCTTCCGAGTGGCAGGCCCAGGGCGCAGCCGATCAAATGACCGGCAACGTCAATGCCGAGTACAACGAACACGAAGCCTACGCCGCTGGCGTCACGCACGCTGCCTCGATCACCCAAGGCAACGCCGCGCTGGCTGACGTGTTCACCTCCGCCGACACGGATATCGATCACACCGCGCCGATCAACGAGCAGATGGCGCAGTTCGACGCCCTGGTGCAGAAGCAGCTTGCTCCGCTCCTGGGTGACCCGACGGCACGCAAGGCTCTCTCCCCGCTGATCCAGGACGCCTACCAGCGCTTCGCAGGCTCCCGCGTGGCTGGCCTGCAGGGTGACCACCGCAACTCCGCAGCTGACGCAATGTCGGCGCAGATTGCAGCCCTGGCGGACGGCGCTGACCAAAACGGCACGCTGACCCCTAGCTCGATCATCGGGACTGCCGCAGGTGTCCTCGGGCGCTCCGGTGCCTGGGAGCAGTACATCGACCGCGTGGCCCAGCTGGCCGAGTCGCAGCACGACGACCGCCTCCTGGAACTGATCCCGAAGACCTACACCGACGACAACGGTCGGGAGGTCGCATCGCCGATCAACGGCGTGAAGGCCCAGGCGCGCATCGCCGTCGCCAAGGCCCGCAATCAAGCCTACGCCGACAAGATCGGCAAGCCGCAGAAAGAGTGGGACAACACCGTCCGACTCGCCCCGTTCGAGGACCGCATCGACAACGGCCTGCCCATCGCTATCTCCGAAATGGAACCGTTCGTCAAGGACGGCACCCTGTCCCGAGAGGCCGCATGGGGCTACGTCAATCGGTCGCAGCAGGCGATGAAGACGAAGAACGATGCAGCGCTGAAGTGGAACACGCAGAAGTCCCTCCTGGGCACCTACGGCGTGGACACGTTCCGCGATATCGTCGGCGTCGAGGGTGGCCCGAAGACGGCCTCCGAAGCGGCGCAGTGGAACTCCCGCGTCCAGAACGAAATCCTCGCGGCCACCATCGGCGGCGGCAAGGAACTCTCCGGTCCTGAAATCCTGGGCAACCAGCAGGCACTCCAGCAGGTTCTCCTGCTGTCGAAGAAGATGCGCTCGGCGAACGACACCCTGAAGGGTGCGCTGAACAACATCGACCTGTCCAACGGTGAAACCGTGGTGCGCCGTCTGGATGCCTACCGCGCAGTGAAGGCTTCCGGCCTGACCTCGCAGTATTTCACCGACGACGAGCAGGCAGCGGTGTTCGAGTCCGCGCTGTCCCAGCGTGACTTGGGCGCGAAGGACGAAGACATTACCCGCAACATCGCGCGCTACGCCGACCCGGTGTTCCGCGCATCGCAGCGTGACGCCCGCTCGCAGATCGAGAAGAAGGTCAACGGCCTGAAGTTCGACACCATCGACGGCGGTACGTTCTTCGGCGACGGCACCTCTTCCCTGAAGGACCTCGATCCGGCATCGCGGCAGTACGCCTCGGCAAAGATCAAGGAACTCGCGGCGGTGTATGCCGGTATGGGCCAGGACGCGGAGACCTCCGTGCGTCTCGCCTCGACCCGCTTCAAGGAAACCAATCAGGCAGTCGAGGTCAACGGCAAGGCCCTCCTGGTGCCGACCACCTCAGGTGACCCGCGTCAGCTGAAGGCTGTCCTGGAATGGGCACAGCCGATGCTCGTAAAGAAGGCGCAGGCCGATGGCCTCCAGGGTGCCGAGGGGATGACCCTCCGGTTCTACCCGCCGACCAACGGCAACGACGTACAGGTCCGCATGATCGACGCCCACGGTGTCGGCCAGGGACCGCTGCTGAACCTGTCCGCGCTCACGAACGAGTGGCGGAAGACGGCAGGCGCAGTGAACTTCGAGCAGGCACAGAAGGAGGCCGTCAAGGGCCGCATCTACCGTGACCGCCTGCGCGAGGTCTACAGCCCCGATAACCCCTTCGCTACGAAGATGCTCCAGTAACCACACGAGACCCTTATGGCAACGAACGATACCCCGGACTCCCTGTCCACCTATGCACTCCCGGACAACACCGCGTCCGTTGCCCCAACCCTCGTGGCACCCTCCGACGTGGCCTCTAAGGAGGCCACCCAGGACACCTCCTTCGGGAACTTCATGAAGCTGTGGCGCGACACCGATTCGACGCCGAACGCAGCTGCACGATTCTTCGCCGAAGGCCAGATTCCCGACGACCCGGACTTCCATATCGAGGATATGGACGCACGGGAGCGTGACGAACTGCTGCGCGGTTTCTCGCAGAACGTGGTGGACAACCTCTACCACTCCGCGCGCAGCAAGAATGACCTCTACTTCCTGGCCGACGAAGCCCGTCGCCAGCAGCAGAACGAAGCACAGCTGGCCGCTTACGGCGGCTGGGGCACCGCTGGCCGCATGGTTGGCGGCGTGGCCGATCCGGGCAACCTCCTGCTTATGGTGGGAACCGGTGGCCTGGGCGCTGGCGCGAAGGTTGCGCAGATCGGCGATGCCGTGAAGCTGGCAACCACCACCCGTGCCCTGGCTCCCCTGGCGGAGCAGGTGGCCGAACTGCAAAGCACCGGCATGTTGACCCGGCTGGCCTACGGTTCCACTGGCGCAGCCGTGGAGAACGCCGTGATCCAGTCCGGCCTGAACACCAACGACGCGAACCACGACGGCACCGACGTTGCACTGGCGGCTCTGACCGGCTTTGCATTTCACGCTGGCGTGAGCGGTCTCTTCGCTCGCGGCGAGCAGCGGCAGATTCAGTCTGTCGTGGGCGACTATCAGAACCGCGTCAAGCTGGCCCAGCTGGCAGACCGCGTGGAGGAACAACGCGCCTCCCTGGTGTCCACCCTGGCCGGTGGCGAAGTAGCCGCCCGTGCCGCCGAAGGTGCGCTTCAGGGCCGCGTGGGTTCGTTCCTGGCAAACAACAACGGCCCGACCGAGGAATACGCCTCGTTCCGTCGCACCCTGGAATCCGGTGGCTCCGCCAATGCGCGATCCTCCACGTCCACCGCAGTGGGCGCAGATCAATTCCTGGAGAAGACCTGGCTCTCCACGGTCGAGCAGGCCAAGCCCGCGTGGGCCGAGGGCCTGAGCCGTGAGGAAATCCTGGCCCAGCGGACGAACGCCGAACGCTCCGGCGAAATGGCGCAGTTCCTGGACAACCAAAACGCATCCGCCCTGGAGCGTGCCGGTGCCCCGGTCAACGTCTACAACCTGTACGCCGCGCACCACTTCGGCCCGCAGCGCGCCATCAAGTTCGCCAAGGCGGCTGACGACGTGCTGATGGATGACCTGATGCCGGAAGCCGTCCTGAAGTCGAACCCGTATCTCCGGGGGAAGACGAAGGCTGAGGTCCTGTCCAACTGGACCGACCGCGCACGTCGCGGCGGCGTGGACGTGGACACGATGCTGGGCCGCACCGGTCTCACCGATGCCGAAGGCTACCGCACCGCCCAGGTGACGGACTTCGATGCCGAGGCCGTGTCCCGCCAGCTTCAGGAACTGAACGCTGATCCGCAGCGCCTCCCGCAGCTGGACTTCGAGGCAGGCACTGCACTCACCCAAGGCCAACTCCGTAAACTGGAGCGCGCCATCGACGCGGACCGTGCGAACCTGAAGGGTCTCCACGGCACCCCGACTGCAAAGCTGGACGCGGCAATCCGCGAAATCCGGCAGCAAGCCGAAGGTGTAACCTCCAGCCGCCCGCAGCGGCTCGCTGAGGCCCGCGCACAGGACACCGCAGTACACGGTGCCGCTGTTGACTCGCCAGCCGTGTCGAAGCTTCGGGAGCGCTCTGTGTCGGAATCCATCCGACAGGCTACCCGCCCGCTGGAAGAAGCCATCGCCAAACTGCGCAAGCAGCGTAGCGAGGGCCTGACCTCCGCGCAGAAGAACCTGGACGACAAGCTGGCTCGCCGCGAACTGAACAACACGGCCCTGGCCTCCAAGGCTGAGGGTAAGCGTGTCCGTTCGGTGCAGCAGCAGTACAACGACCTCAGGTCCGCCTTGGGTCTCCACGAGGCTCGCACCGAGCTACGTGGTGAAGTCGCTTCTACCGCAGGCCGTCGTGAGACGCTGAACACCCTGGACAACCTGGGCACCCTGAGCGAGGGCGTCACGGAGCGGCAGGCAGGCGGCACCTTCGGTGCTGACACCCTGTCGGCTGCACGCGCCGTGGGCTACTCCGACGAACTGTTCCCGAACGCCAAGGGTTCCACCGACGTTGTGCCTCAGGCGCGGCTCGCGGCATGGACCCGCCTGGGCAACCGAGGGACGTTCTCCGGTGTCCTTCGCGGCTCCGAACACGAGGTGGTCCGAAACAACTTCGGTCGCCTTGTCGGCAATATCTTCGGGCAGGTCGATGGCTCGGCCACCTCCGAGGGCGCATCGGAAATCAGCGCTGCACTCCAGCGCCGGTACACCGCGCACTTCAGCGCCGCCGTGGAAGCGAACTACGGGGCCTGGATGACGGAGCAGGGCATCCCGCGCCGTCGCTTCTACAACCGACAGGTGCGCGCCGAGTTTATGTCCGAGGTGGGCCGTCACGTTCGTGGACAGGAGAGCGAATCTCCCGCCGTCCAGCAGATGGCCTCGCGCGTGAGCAAGCTGTTCGCTGACGTGCTGAACGAGGCGAAGCGGGCAGGGGTGCAGGGCTTCGATAACGTCGAGGTCAATGCCAACTACCTGCCGCGCGTGTTCGACTACGCCCGCCTGGGCCAGCTGGAGGAACGCTTCGGCGCTGACCAGCTGTCCCGCCTGATCGCCCAGGGCATGAAGGAAACGAACCCGGAACTGGACGACGCCATCGCACAGAAGGCCGGTGCCCACTACATCCAGAAGATGCGCGAAATGCGGATCGGCAACGATCCTGGTGTCCTCGCCGGTATGTCCTTCGATGACATTGGCTACCTGCGGCAGTTCCTTCGGGAAGCCGGGGTGACCGATGCCGAACTGGAGGAAACCGTGGCGCGGTTCGCCGAGGTGAAGCTGGGTGACCGTAACGCCAAGGGCGAGGGTTCCTTCCGCAACGCCAAGCGCCGCTCCAAGTTTGACGAGAACTTCGCTATGGACCTCCGCGTCCGGGGCGGTGCAGGTGAAACCGAACGCGTCCGCATTAGTGACCTCCTGGACAACAACGTGGAGGGCCTTGTCGGTCGCTACGTCCGCACCGTCTCCGGTCACACCGCCCTGGCGCACATCGGCATCCGCAGCGCCGCCGAGTGGGCCGACCGAGTGAAGGCCGTGAAGAATGGCCTGGAGGGTGTGCATGACGCCGACACGATCCTGAAGAAGGGGCAGGCCGCTTACGACATTGTGTCGGGCCGACCGCTGGAAGAGGCGAGCGTTATGTCGGAACTGATGCGAACCACCCGCGATATCACCTATGCAACGCAGATGGAGAACGCAGGGCTGGCGAACCTCCCCGACCTGGGCGCGCTGCTGGCGAAGGGCAACCTCCGGTACACCTTCAGCCACCTCATGAATCTCCGCGAAATGTTCCCCCGTGGCTCCGATGGACGCCTGCGGTCGGAACTGTGGCGTGAGCAGGAAGAGTGGATGGGCATCGGCACCGACTACCTGAACAACACCGTGTTCTCGTCCTACGACGTGGCCGGTGCGTTCGAGGGTGACGGTAGCTCCGCCTTGGGCCGTTCGCTGCTTCAGCGTGCAGCCGCAGTCGGCGGCACTGTGTCCCACGCAGCCCGCGTGACGGGCCGTGCGGTGACCGTGGGTTCGGGCATGGCTACGCTCAATGCGTTCGCGCAGCGAGCCGCAGCGATGAACATCCTGTTGCGCCTGAAGGATGACCTGTTCGGTCGCGGTGCTTTCAACAAGACCCGCATGGCCGCCCTGGGCATTGATGACGAAATCGGTCAGCGCATCGCAACGCAGATGAAGCGGCACACGGAATGGGCCGAAGGCGAACTTGGCGGTCGCATCCGCAAGGTGAATTGGGCCGAGTGGACTGACCTGGAAGCACGGGACCGGCTGATGAACGCCGTCCACCGTGAGGCGAAGAAGAACATCCAGGAAGAGGACCTTGGCGATACGTTCCTGTGGCAGCACAAGAACCTCGGCAAGTTCCTGACACAGTTCCGTCGGTTCACCACCACGGCCTACACGAAGCAGTTCCTGCGGTCGCTCAACGAGCGGGACGCGGAGACGGTCACTCGCAACGCCCTCCAGCTGATCCTGGCAGGTGCGGCGCAGTACGCGAAGGCCGAGGCGCAGTACGAAGGGATGCAGCTGGCCGGTGTGGACCAGGACAAGATCGATCGGTTCGCCGAGAAGCAGCTGGGTTGGGACCCCGTGTCCCGCGCAGCAGTCCGAAACTCCGGCTTCATGTTCCTGATCCCCGACGTGTACGACGCAACCGTGGGCCGCGCTACCGGCGCACCTCTGTTCGACTTCCGCAACTCCGGTAATAGCTCCGGCGCTGGCGGTGACCTGGGTATCCCTGGTGTCGCCCTGGTGAACAACGTGGGCACCGCAGCCGCAGGTGTATCGCAGGCCATCCTCCGGGGTGACCGGCAGTACAAGCAGAGTGACCTCAGGGCGCTTCAGGCCATCGTGCCGTTCGGCAACCACCTCGCAGTGGCACCTCTGTTCCAGGCCCTCGGCCAGGAATTGCCGACTACCGACGAAGACGACGACCCGGACCACATCCAGTGGGCTTGGCAATAACACACGGGGGGCCGAAAGGCCCCCTTCTCTTTTCTACGGATACCTCATGACCTCCCGAGTAGCCCTCGCTATCGAGGCGACGGACTATCAGTTCTCCGTCCCGTTTCCCTACCTCTCCAACACCAACGTCACCGTGGCGTTCAACCGGCTGATTAAGCGGCAGGGCCTGGACTACTACTGGCGCGACTCGGCGAACATCGAGTTCTACCATCCGCCCGGTAAGGGCGTTCTGGAGATTATCCGCCGCACTCCCGTGGACAAGGCCCTCGTGTCCTTCCACAACGGTTCGGTCCTGACGCAGGACGAACTGAACCTCGCAACGCTCCAGGCGCTCTACGCGACTGAAGAGACCCGCGACTACTACGACGCACTCATTAATGGCTCCCTCGACGCCCTGGTTCTCCAGAGTGGTGCCGAGGAAGCTGGCCCGGTCATCGACAAGGTGATCGAGCAGATTCTGTCGAGCGAAGAACTGAAGGAACTTCAGGGCACCATCGCCGACATTGCGCTGAACGCACGGACCATCCTGGCTACGCAGGTGGACCTCGAATCCACCAACGCGCACCTCGGCTCCCTCCAGGACACCATCGACGCACTGACCGCCCCTGATGGCGGCGTGGCGATGCTGATCCAGAAGGAGACGGATGCCCGCGTCGAGGGTGACACCGCGCTGATCGACACCATCGATCTGATCGGTGCGAAGAGTGGCGATGGCACCGGCTTCATCGCCAACACCAGCACCCTCAGGGTCTCCCCGGACGAAACCCTGGCGGAGCGCTTCGAGGCCATCCAGACGCAGATCAAGGACGGGGACAACACGTCCACCGCTGCGGTCGCATCCGAAGCGCAGACGCGCACCGATGCCGACTCCGCCCTGGGCAAGCGTGTGGACTCCGTACAGGCCAACCTGACAAAGGCCCAAGGTGACCTGGAGGAATCCATCGCCGCCGCCGTGGCAACCGAAGCGACGGCCCGCAGTGATGCCGACGGTGCCCTGGGTTCTCGCATCGATACCGTGACTGCCGCCTACAAGGCTGCGGATACCACGGTCACGAAGAACGTCACCGCCCTAGTGAACACCGAGGCCACCACCCGCGCCAATGCAGACGCCGCCGCAGCGAAGCGCCTGGACGTGATCGAGGCTGACTACGCCACCACCGACGCGGTGAACGGCAAGATCACCCAGGTGTCCGCCCAGGTGACCGCAGAAGCCCAGGCACGATCCGACGCCGACGCCGCTGTGACCTCCACGTTCAACCAGCAGCTGTCCACCTACAAGTCCGACGCTGAAGACTACGCCGATGGCGTGGGCAAGGCATCGAACACCTACGCCCAGGGCCTCGTGCAATCTGAGGCCACCACCCGCGCCAACGCAATCAGCGCCGCAGCCACCCGCATGGACGGCCTCCAGGCCACCATCGGTGACAACAAGGCCCTGTTCGATAGCGAGGTCCAGACGCGCGCCGACGGCGACTCCGCCAACGCTTCCGCTATCAGCACCTTGCAGACCCGCGTGGGCAACAACGAGTCGAGCATCCAGCAGACCGCGAGCGTAGCCAACGGCCTCGCCGCGAACTACATGCTGAAGACCGACGTGAACGGCTACGTCGCAGGCTTCGGCCTGTGGAACGACGGTGCAACTTCGACGTTCAACATCCTGGCCGACCACTTCGCCATCGTATCGCCGGGCTATCCGGGCATCGTCCCGTTCGCTGTGGATGCCAACGGCGTCTACATGAACAACGCCTACATCCGCAACCTGACCGTGGACAAGATCACTGGCGGTTCCATCAATGCCGAGTGGGCCTTGAACTCCACCAACGGTCGAATCGTCCTGGACACGGGTGCCTTCATGAAGGTCCTCGGGGTTGGCTTCGGCGTCTTCGGCGACCTGATCGAGTGGTTCGGCCCGAAGATGGCAATCAGCCAATGCTCGAAGAGCAACGCGACTACCTACGTCGGGACCGACGGTAGCGCCTACTTCGGTGGATCGCTGTCGGCGGGCAAGCTCTACAACGCAGCACACTCCACCAGCACCGCAGGTGATGCGTATGTCGTCGTGGGGCCGTTCTCGTCCAACGGCAAGGCGAAGAACGTGGTGGTCACCTACAGCTACTCGATCACCGAAGTGAATCAGGTGATGAACAACCAGGGCTTCACCGACCCCGGCCCCTGTACCTGCACCGTGGCGCTGTATCGCACGCTCAATGGTGGCGGCGAAGTCGAGATTGCACGGCAGTCCGGCTCGGGCGGCTGGAGCATCTTGAACGAGCGCGACGGACCCGATACCGCCGACGGCGGTGTGGGCGTCAGCTTCACCTTCGTGGACAACGCAGGTGCCACTCAGAACATGACCTACGTTGCGCGCGTGATCGCGCTCGGCATCCCCACTCCCGGCGGCGTCAGTCCTACCAGCATCCGCATCACTGCAAACCTTTCCGTCGTATCGACTGAGGAATAACAATGGCAACAACCACCCCAACCCCGGCGCAGCTTGCGGCGGATATGACGGCCCTCATGGAGGGCTGGCGTGTCTACACCACGCAGCTTCAGAACTGGCTCGGCGGCACCGTGACGGGTGGTCCCAACTCCGACGGCAAGTATCCGCTGACGGACTACAAGGGCAACACCTTCATGGTCCCTTGCCCGGCCCTGGAGGCGTCCCGTGTGGACGGAGAGGTCAACTCGGCCTCTTCGTTCGCTGACGCCGCCCAGGCATCCGCCGAAGCAGCGGTCAACAACGTGACCAACGCGAAGCTGGCACAGGATGCAGCCGACGACTTCGCCAACGCAGCGAAGGCTGCGCGTGACCTCGCCAAAATGTACGCCGACGTGGCAGGCACCAACGCCGCCAACGCCCTGAGCTACAGCAACGCAGCGTCCGCCAGCGCCGCAGCAGCCGCACAGTCGGCATCGAACGCAGCGGCCTCGCTGGACACCTTGAACGAAGCTGTGAGTGCCGCCCAGGACTCCGCAGATGCCGCCTTGGCATCGCAGAATGCAGCGGCCACGAGTGAGACCAACGCGGCAGCTTCGGCTGCTGACGCCCTGGCATCGCAGAACAAGGCCCACACCTCCGCCGTGAACTCGCAGACTGCCCAGGCGGCAGCGGAGACGGCGCAGGCAGCAGCCGAGGCATCCCAAAGTGCAGCCGCAGGTTCCGCAAGTGCAGCCGCAGGTTCCGCCTCGGCATCCGCCACGAGCGCTACCGCCGCCAAGGCATCGCAGACCGCAGCCGCCACGTCGGCCACGAACGCGAAGACCTCGGAAACCAACGCCGCCTCCAGCAAAACCGCAGCAGCATCGTCGGCCACCGCAGCTGCAACCTCGGCTTCCAACGCGAAGACCTCGGAAACGAACGCGGCATCGTCCGCGAGTGCAGCCGCAGGTTCCGCTTCGGATTCCCAGGACTCCGCAGATGCTTCCGCAGCCAGTGCCACCGCAGCCGCGTCGTCGGCCAGCGCAGCGAAGACCTCGCAGACGGCAGCGGCAACCTCCGCTACTAACGCGAAGACCTCCGAAACCAACGCCGCTTCGAGCAAGACGGCGGCAGCAACCTCGGCTACCAACGCGGCAGCTTCGGCCACCGCAGCGGCATCGAGTGCATCGGCAGCATCCGACTCTGAAGACGCCGCCCTGGCGTCACAGAAGGCAGCAGCCACGAGTGCAACCGCAGCAGCCGCATCGCAGTCCGCAGCGAAGACCTCGGAAACGAACGCGGCATCGAGCAAGACGGCAGCGGCCTCCAGTGCATCGGCGGCGGCTACCTCGGCCACGAACGCGAAGACCTCGGAAACCAACGCGGCATCGAGCAAGACGGCAGCGGCTGCATCGCAGACGGCGGCGAAGACCTCCGAAACGAACGCAGCGGCCAGTGCGTCGGCGGCGAAGACCTCGCAGACTGCGGCAGCTTCCAGTGCAACCGCAGCTGCAACCTCGGCTTCCAACGCGAAGACCTCCGAGACCAACGCAGCGGCGTCGGCAGCGGCGGCGAAGACCTTTGAACCGGCCAACTTCGCACCTATCGACAACCTGTCCGGTAACTACCACCTGTCCGGCACGGGACTGGCGGCGGGAACCTCGCGGTTCCTGGAGATTGGCACCGGTCGAACCACCGACGGTTCCGCCTACGTTGACCTGATCGGCGATGGCACCTACACGGACTACGGCACCCGCCTGATCCGTGGCTCCGGTGCTACCGGCACCACCACCCTGGCTCACCAGGGGACCGGCAACTTCATCTTCAACCACCAAGGTGGCGGCACCATCACGTTCCAGCAGAAGGGAAGCACGAAGGTCTCCATTTCTTCGTCCGGCGCTGTCGTGGGTTCCACCACGATCCAGGCCAGCGGTGCCATGTACGTCAAGCCCACGTCCACCACGGGCAACGCCAACTTCGTCGTCAAGGACTACGCCGCGAACAACCGAGGAATCCTCCTGTTCAACGGGTCGGATGAATCCATGCGGCTTCGCAAGATGAACACCGACGGCACCGTCCAGAGTGACCTCGTGTTCGACAACCTGGGCGGCCTCACGTACACCGGCAACTACACCGTCCAAGGCTCCATCGCGGCATCGCTGGGGTCGAGCTACGGCTTCGCCTCCCTGGTCCCAGGCACCGCCGACAAGCCCGGCTACGCCGAGTTCCGGCTGGCCGACGGCACCCGCGCCGGTTACATCGGGTGGTACGACGTGACCATCGACGGCAAGGACGCAATGACGATCACGGGTGACAGTGGCCGCGCCATCAAAATGTCCACCGACGCAGGCGTCTACAGCAACAACATGTATTGGACCTCCAGCGCAGCGGGCGGCTACGGCTACACCGGACGCGACGACGGCCAGTCCTGGATCACCTATGTCACCGGCAACCGCTGGCGGCTGTGGAACGCCCAGGTAGGCGACGTTCTCCAGATGGGCGCAGGAGGTGACCTGTGGGTCGGCTACGGTGGCGGCGGCACTATCAACATCGGCGACGACGCGAAGCTGATTGACGTAGGCGTTGCCTACACGCTGGGACTGAAGGCGCAGGGCGGCGGTGCAAACGCGTTCCTGAACTTCGGGGACACCTCAGTCACCATCGGTTCCTCGGGCGGCATCGGCTACATCAACTCCGGCACCACCAAGGGCCTTGGCACTGAGGCAACCGGCAGCATCCTCCACACCGGGTGGTTCGACACCTACAACTACGTGGGTGACTACAACAACCTGACCCGTTCTGGCGTCTACCGCATCAACGACGGCAACTCCAACTCGAACTTCCCTTCGCAGGCGTCCTACGGGCAAATGTGGGTGTCGAGCGGCGGCGCAGGTGACACCACCGTGCAGATCGCCGTTGGCTACAACTCGAACCACAACTCCGGCCAGGGCATGTACTGGCGCGGTGCCAGCAGCAACGGAACTTCCTGGGGTTCGTGGCGAACCGTGTGGGACTCCGACAACCTGATCGTCTCCAGCGGTGACCCCGGTTACATCGAAGGTCGCATCTGGATTCAAGTCTAAGGAAACATCGTGGAAATCAATTTCAAGCTGAAGAACATCAACTCCAACGTCAGCGATAGCACCTCGGCCAACGACAAGACGCACAACCTGTCGTTCACCGCCGCCGAGACTCCGGTAGTCGGCGCATCCATGTTCGGTCAGCCGAGCATGACCCTCCCGATGACCGCGAGTGAAGCCGCAGGTTTCACCCTCGGCACCGTCTACGTCATGACCCTCACCCCGCAGGAATAACCTGTGGGGACCATGCGCGTAGCCACGGGTGGGGCCTGGGTTGTCCCTAAGGCCCTGAGGTACAGCAACTCCGCCGTGAAGAACGTCTACGTCGCCATCAATGGCGCATGGCAGAACGTGTGGTCCGCCTTCTCCGCCTTTGCTACGGGCGGCGACTACACGTTCAACAACGGCAACTCCAACACCCCCCGCACCCGTGCTACCGCCATCGGCGTCTCCGCGACTCCGCAGGGTGGCTCGGGCAATTACTCCTACTCGTGGAGCGTGACCGGTTCCAGTGGTGTCACCTCCGTGTCCCTGGCGAACGCCAACTCGCAGGGCTGCACCGTCAACGCCACATGCTCGATCAACACCCGTGGCTCGGTCAGCCTGCAATGCGTCGTCACCGACAACGGCCTGGGCCTCCAGGTTGTCGTCACCACTGGCACTTCCTACAACTACTACAACACCGTCTAAGGAGCATCACATGACCACCTTCTCCGTAATCGCTGGCCTCGTCGTCCTGGCCGCAGCCGTCTTCGTCGTCCGTCGTCGCCTGAAGGCTGACACCGTGTCCACCGACGCGCCGACCTCCGGTTCGCCGGCAGACCCGCGCGACGTACCGACCAACACCGAGGCCCGCTAAGGGACACCTGAGGGGCACCTTCGGGTGCCTCTCGCCCTCACGAGATACCCCTGATGAACTTCTCTGTATCCGCAGTGGCCGCGAAGGTTGGCCTCGCAATGGTGACCGCAGGTGCGCTTTGGGCCACCTCGGCATTGGTCGAAGGAAAGACCAAGGATGCCCTGCAGGACGCACAGCTGGCTCGACACGAAGAGACGCTGCACAAGATCGACAACCTATCCGACCAACTCTCCGAGGCCAACAAGCACATGGCCGTCCTGGAGACCCGATTCAACGACGAGGTGAAGCACGATGCGCGCTAGTGAAGCCGCAGCTGACTTGCTGCACGCCCTGACCTTCGAGGTGGTCCAGGACGAAATCATGGGCTACCGCCAGCGAGGCGAGCCGGTGCCCCCGGCACTGCTGGCCCAGGCCATCAAGCTGCTGAAGGACAATGACATTTCCTCGCCCGTCCGCGCGCAGAAGGCCAAGGACACCCTGGCCGCGCACCTGCCGGACTTCGGCGTCGAAGACACCGTTACCGGCGTCCCTCACTGACCCCTGAGGCGCACCTTCAGCAGCCGCGCACGGAGCCTGCACAGCGCGTCATACGTCGCTAGAGGGTTCCCGTACTGCGCCACCGTGCGCTCGACGTACAGAGGCGTCACGGCGTCCTGAAGCACAGTCCATTCCGCATCCTCCAGCGGAGACTCAGGGAACCGCAGCGCCCGCTCCAGGGCGAAGTGCAGGGTCTCGTCTCCGCGTGCCTTGACGGCACCCGCGAACACCTTCAGCAACCTCCGGTCTCTCCCCGCTCGATAGGCAGTCAAGGCCAACCACGCCACGACGACGGCCAGCGGGGCGAGTAAGGGGGTCATTGGGTGTCCTCCGGTTCGATGATCCCGACATTCTGGCAAGGGCCTGAGCGTGCGTACAGCACGCGATCTGGCCTTTCAGCTACATCCACATCACCACGCCCCTGAGAGGCCCGCCACGAGCGCGGGAGGGGCCTTCCTGGGCATTTATATCCTATGACCGATCCAGTTCAGTACCCGGATTGGATCACCTGCGAGTCCGAGCGCCGTATGCACGACGACTTCCGGGTGTTCCTGTTCGTCCTGTGGCGGCACCTGAAGCTCCCCGAGCCGACCAAGCGCCAGTACGCCATCGCGCAGTACGTCGCCAACGGCCCGCGCCGCCGCATGATCCAGGCATGGCGTGGTGCCGCGAAGACCTGGATCACCTGTGCCTACGCCCTATGGCGTCTGTACCGGAATCCCAACGAGCGCATCAAGATCGTCTCGGCCAACGAAGGCAAGGCCGTCGAGAACGCCGTCTTCATCAAGCGCCTGATCCAGGAAGTCCCGCAGCTTCAGTTCCTGGTGGCCCGTACCGGCCAGCGCGACAGCATCCAGGCATTCGACGTGGGACCGTCGGACGCCGCAGTGACACCTTCGGTTTCCTGTGTCGGTATCACCGGCCAGCTGACCGGTGGTCGCGCCACCATCCTTATCTCGGATGACGTGGAGGTCCCGAAGAACTCTCTGACCGAAGCGATGCGCGAACGCCTCGCCGAGCTAATCAAGGAATACGACGCCCTGGTGGTGCCTGAGGGCTTCGATATCATCTACCTGGGGACCCCGCAGACCGAGCAGTCGATCTACAAGAAGGTCCGCGAGCGCGGCTACGAGTGCCGCATCTGGCCCGTGAGGTTCCCTGAGGACCCCGGCAAGTACGACGGTGCCCTGGCCCCGGACATTGTGGCCGACATGCAGGCCAATCCCGGCTGCGCAGGGAAGACCGTCGAACCCTCCCGGTTCACCGATCTGGACCTTGCGGAGCGTGAGGCGTCCTACGGTCGCTCCGGCTTCGCCTTGCAGTTCATGCTCGACACGTCCCTGGCTGATGCCGACCGGTATCCGCTGAAGACTGCCGACCTGATCGTCACCTCGGTGGACGATGACGATGCCCCGGCCAAGTTCGCCTGGGCCGCTGATCCCCGACTGAGCTACGGCGATGAAATCCCGAACCTCGGGTTCACGGGTGACCGCATGTACCGCCCGCTGCACACCTCGGAACACCGCAGGCCGTACCAAGGTCGCCTCCTGGTGGTTGACCCGTCGGGCCGAGGTGGAGACGAGACTGCCTGGGTGGTCCTCTACATGCTCGAAGGGCAGGTGTTCCTGAGGGCCTGGGGCGGTTTCCGCTCCGGTTACGACAAGGTGTGCCTGGAGGGCCTGGCTGAGGTGGCCTCGCGCTACCGCGTCAGCCATACCCTGATCGAATCCAACTTCGGCGACGGCATGTTCCTGGCCCTGCTGGAGCCGGTCATGGCCCGCATCTACCCCTGCACCCTGGAAGAGGTGCGCGCTACCGGGCAGAAGGAGCGACGGATCATTGATGACCTGGAGCCGCTACTGAATCAGCATCGCCTGATCGTGGATGCCAGGGCAGTCAAGGCCGATGCCGACGCCTGCAAGGGCGACGAGCGGGAGCAGAAGTACAGCCTGATGTACCAGCTGACGCGCATCACGAAGGACCGAGGGTGCCTGCGGCATGACGACCGCATCGACGCCTTGGCTCACGGCGTCCGGTGGTTCCGAGAAAGCCTGAGGGTTGACGCAGAGAAGGCCGAGAGGGAACACCTGAGGGCCGCTGAGGAGGCCCGGTGGGCTGCATGGTTCGACCGGCGCGGTGGGCAGGCAAGCTCTATCAGCGTTACCCGTTCCCGTCATCGTTGATCGAATAGGCCAGGGACGGCCTACAACGAAGCCTGAGGTACACCTGAGGTGGTGCGGGACAAGGGACTCGAACCCTTACGCCAAAGGCGACGGCACCTAAAGCCGTTGCGTCTACCAATTCCGCCAATCCCGCCCTGAGGGCAACCGCAAGTGTACCTGAGGCGGGGAGGGCAGGTGGACTTCGGGTTGGCCTGAGGTGTCCTGGAGGTCGCCGTTTTCGTTGCAAAAATCCGAAGTGGCATCGATAGGTCATCGGCGGTCGAATCCCCCCTTGGGGGCTACCTCGGGACGGCCTGAGGGGGAGGGGGTGTGGCCCCTGTGTGGTCCACCTGAGGCACAACCGTGGCACAGCGTGCGCGTAACCTATTGATTGCCAAGGGGGATGCACTGGATAGCGCATCTTGTGCGGCACGATTTGAGGCCCTGAGGCCATGCCTGAGGGGGCCTGAGGTGTGCCCTGTGGATGCGGCCACGGCTCGCGCTTTCGCGCGTCCCTGTTCGGCTATCTGTCTTTTTCGTCCTGAGGTTGCACAGCCGGTTGCACAGGAGGCGTCGCCACCTGAGGTACACCCGAGGTTGCCCATGCGGTTGATACCTGGGCTATGCCTGAGGCGCGCATACCTGAGGTGTGCCGGATGACGCCCTGAGGTGCGCTGTGTGCCTCTCTGTCTGCCTAACCTAAGGTGCAACCCTGCCGCACGCTGCCGCGTGCTGTACGCACTGTAGGGAGCGCCTACGCTGCATCCCTGCCTAGTGACTGCCGATGCAATCACTATCGACCTCACACCTTAGATATAAGCCTGCCGCGCACCTGCCGCTGACCTTAGGTGTTTCCTAAACGCTCGCTGAATAATTCCATTCAGGGGAACACAAACCGCTTGCGGAAAAGCATCGGTAGGAGGATAGTATTTCCACCGGGCGGCGCTGAGGCCAACCGGACGGCCTGAGGGCCAACGTTCTTTCACAACCTAGAGCTACCCATCCGAACGGATTGGGGATGCGCCTTTGGATCACCTGAGGGCGCATCAACGATCACCACGGAGAGCAACATGACGAACAACTTTGGTTCCCGCCTTGATGGCGCTGACTACATCATCACCCTGTCCACCGGCACTACGGTGGAGTTCGGGCCTCGCAAGAATGACGGCACCGACAACATGGTGTCCTGCCTCGACGCTGAAGCTGAGGTGTGGGGCATCTACGTGCGATACGCACACGTCGGCACGGCTGAGTGGGTTGCAGACGCATCCTGCCACCTGTACGCGGCACCGATGGCCGACGGCCTGCGCCGCATGTTGGATTGGACGGCGGTGCAGGCGTGATTGGCGTCCTGCTGGCCTGCTGCATCACTGGCTTATTCATTGGGCGGGCTGCGGCTCGCTTCTTCAATCTCTGATATATCGATGAAAGGAAATGCAACCATGAACGCACAGATCGCAACCCTGTCCGCTGGCCGCGAAAACGGCAAGAACCTTGGGCAAGAGAAAGAGACCATCGACACCTTTAGCGTGGTGGTCCGCACACCCGAAGAGGGCATGTTCACCGCGATCACCCTGAGGCTTTACATGGGGCGCTCACGAGGTGCGCAGACGGTCTACGCCTCGATTTGGGTACACGGCCAGTACAGCGGCGGCGCTCCGTATCACACGGCGGGCCACGGTCAGGCGGGCGGCTGGGGCTATTGCAAGCGGTCGGCTGCTGCGGCGTGTGCGATCAAGAGTGCAGGCATCGAATTGCACAAGAGCGTTTCGGGTGTGGGCATGGGCGCTGTGCGTGACGCGCTGACCGCCATTGCCACGGCGATGGGCTACACCGAAATCCTGATCGTGGAGGCGTGAGGCATGGCCTGCGAAAACCTCTCGATTCCCTATCACACCACGCCATGCAGCCAGCTTTTCAACTGCTGCGACTGCGGCGGCAATGACTGCGGCTGCCGTTACTGCTGGTCCTGCAACGCCTGCACAACGTGCATGGAGTCCGACGAGTGAACGACACCGCTGACACCTTCGACGTACACCGCTGGATTCTGGAGAACGCCTAAGGGAGCGATTCCGCCGTGTCCACCTTTCGCCCTGGCATTTAGGTGGACACCACGGAACCACTTTCACACCCACCGCGCGGACAGCGCTACACTGAGGAAACCCGATGACACCCCGAACCAAGCACATGGACGCCCAAAAGGTAGAGGCAGAAATTGCCAAGCTGATGGCCGAAACGTCGAAGATCAACGCCGAGTCGCGCTGGTATCCCTTCATGGTGGGCGCGGCCTTCTTTGGTGCCGCCGCAGCTTTCGCAAAGCTCTTCCTTTAATACCCAGCGGCCACTGCCGCCATCCCCCTGAGCGAGGCCCTGCGCGGCCCGCTCGCGGCCCCTTAGCCGCCACCCTCTACCAACCCCTAAGCGCCCGCCCGGTGCCCCTCTGGCGGCCCGGCGCTGCGCGTCTGCGCATCGGAGAATCCAGCATGACCCTCACCACTGCCGCATCGCGCGGCACTGTTGGCCCGCGCCTGTTCCGCGTACAAATCACCTACGGAGAAAACGCCCTCAATCGTGACCTGAGGGGCCGCAGGGAATACCTGATGCGTGGCAACCGGTCCCGCTTCGCACCTCGCACCGCTGCGCGGCTGGCGCTGGAACTGCATCAACGCCTGTGCCGTGAGGCGAACCACGAAGACGTGCGGACCATCGAAATGGTGGCCGCATGATCCGCCCGACTGCTGAAGAGTGGGCGCAGCCGACGCGCGGCGGGTGGCGACTTACGGTCACCTACGGCGGCGCAGACGGCTACACGGAGACGCGCGATATCTGGCCCACGAGCGGCAAGCCGTGGAGCTTCGCCGGGGGCAACCGCCGAATCAATCAGGAATGGCGTAACCCGCCTGAGGGGCTGTGGGTGGAAATGACCCGGCTCCTGCGCATCACGCACTGAGGGAATCAGCTTGTGCCCCTGCAACGCGGGGACACAGGCGGGAATCCTCCCGATCTATCGACCAAAGGAAATGCATCATGAATCGCCGCATCGAACCCGAAGCCCTCACCGTCGCTTACATCGCGCTTGGCGCGCGTGAGGCCCTGAAGGGTCTCCGCGAGGGGGAATACGAAGAGGTCACCGGCTCCGCCGCAGGGCTGGGCGGGGAACTGGACGTGATCGGGGACGCCATCAATCACGCCCTCGCAATGGATATCGCAGCCGACGACGTGGAGGAATTCGGCGGGGTGTTCCTGTACGAAGTCGCCGAGCCGTTCGGGCGCGACTACATCCTGACCCTTGCCAAGGGCGAGCGTCCGAACGTGCGGCAGATGATCGCCGACCTGATCGCATCGGCATCCTGAGGTCCACCCCATGCCCACTTCCTACACCCGCAAGCCGTCCCACCGCGTCGGCCTGCACAGCTACACATTCCGCACCGCCGAGGGTGAAACCTGCGGTGTCCTGGCATCGAACTTCAGCGATGCGATTGCGGCCTATCGCCGGTCACGCCTGAGGGTGGTGGCATGAGGGCGTGGGCGCTGGCAGTACAGGGCCACTTATAGCGCCGCGTTGCGGCCACCCTCGACCCTCTCTAATCGAACTGGAATCACCATGAACGCTCGCAACGCAACCTGCATCATCACCGTGGAAAACCTCGAACGCCTGATTGCCGCCGCGTGGAATGCGCGCCTGCATATCGACACCGGGGACGGCAAGCTCAATGCCCAGCTGCGCGACGAACTGCGCGAAACCTGCAATGCGGCCCGTGGGGCTGTGGTTGCGGCCCAGGTTGTCACGCTGCCGCGCCGCCTGCGGCACGCCGGTTGATTGTTCGCTCTGCCCGAACGCACCGTTCGAGTGCGGACAGAAGTGTTTTGCTGTATCGGGCGGGATTCCGGTAACCGGTTTCACCGCCATCACGACAAGGTAACAATCACGCGAAAGGGGAAGCAGGAGGCGTGCCCCATCTGGAGGAACCGCTGCGCACAGGAGAGGGCGTGGCGCTGTATTCCAACCACGGAGTCACCCGGATGTTTGCAGTAGAAGCTCTCTTGAAGGGGGAGGTAGCCCCCTTCATGTCCTATTCCATCGATTGCGGCATCTTTAACGGTATGCTAGTGATCTTCCGTAGGCGGATAATCTTCAGCCTACGCATCCACCCCAAATAACGGAACCCGACCATGAACACGATGGACCTGAGCCGCGCCCTGAAACTTAACCGCCTGCTGGCCGAACTACTCGGACAGGACGCCTCGCTCCGCCAAGCGCTGACCCTTCTAATGGTCGCGGAGGCTGGGGACGCGGGCGTGGAGCAGTACACCATCGTCACCGCCACGGATAGCGCGCAAAGCACTACCTCGCGGAACCTGAAAATCCTCTGCCAGGACCTGAAGCTGGCGGAGTTCTACCTGGACCCGACCGACGGGCGTCGTCGGTTGGTCCGACTCACGAAGGCAGGCAGGAACGCCGTTGCCAAGATCACAGGAGCGCTCGCATGACTGCGGACTACCACCTATACCGACGGGCCGAATCAGGCCCGTTCTATGTAGAGTTCGCCGGAAGTAACGGTAAAAGGAAACGCCTCAGTACGGGGAAGAGCATCGAGAGCGAGGCCCATGTGGTGGCCCGCAGGCTGGTCACGGATGACCGGCTGACCCACGGGAATGCGGCCAGCAACAACACCCTCGGGGACGCCCTGAAGGTCACCTTGGAAAAGGTGTGGGACGGCCAGAAGTCCGGCCCGGAGAAGCGCAAAATGGTCGGCAAGATCGCGCGTGAGATTGGGCACTGGCCGGTGACCGCGATCACCCACGACCGCCTGAGGGACTACCTCGACGGCCTTCAGGTGGGCACGGCCAACCCCAAGCCCATGAAGCCCGCCACGAAGAACCGGTACGTCTCGGCTATCTCCACCGCCTTGGGCTACGCGTTCCGCGATGACACGACCTACCGGGTGCCCAAGCTCCCCAGCTGGTCGGAGAACAACGTGAAGGAGCGCTACCTGACCGCCGACGAAGAGGCGCAGCTGCTGGGGTGGTTCGTGGACAACACCGCCCCCGGCATGAAGGAGCGGAACTACCTGTGGCACCTCGTGATCCTCCTGCTGGACAGTGGGATGCGCGCCGCCGAGGCGCTGGAGGTCATGAGTGCGGACAGGCTGGTGCAGGACCGCGACGGGGACTGGTTGGTCCACCTCCCGCACGGCGATACGAAGTCGGGCAGGGGCCGTATGGTTCCCCTCACGCCCCGCGCCGCCCATGCGGCCCGTGGGATGCTGGCCTCGCCGATCCACGGGAAGTGGACCTCGCAGAATGCGGGGAGGGCGCTCCAGGTCATCATGCTGAAGCTCGGCATCACCGGGGTCACCCTGCACACCCTGCGCCACACCACGGCGAGCCGCCTGATTCAGGCCGGGGAGGAAATCTACACGGTCGCCGCGTACCTGGGGCACAGCAGTGTCGAGGTCACGAAGCGCTACGCACACCTGAGCGCGCACAACCTGAAGGGGGCCATGAAAAAGCTCCAGTCAGCGGATGTACCACACGCACCGGAACCCCATCCCGCAGCGGAGGCACAGATTCCTTCGCGTGGCACACAAAATCAGCGTAAACTCTACGCAATCAAGTAG